TATCAATAACATTATCATTAAGTATTACAGTAAATGCGGCGGCTTATCCAGAGCCATTGCCAGAAAATACGTATGAATTACCATATGTGACAATATTGTATGGTGAAGAGGGAGAACATACATTTAGGCATTATCGGTTAATATATTCAAGTGTACCATTAGTAGTGTATACGTTAGATTCTTGGGAAGATGGAACTGGATATATGGGATTAGAAGGTATGGTAGGGGATGATGTAAGGTTTACAGCATGTGAACATNTATATAAACAAAGTACTGGATGGCGTTACACGTATTATAGTACGAGTTATACTAATGCTACAAAATGGGCATGTCATGAAATAGTATGTGTAAATTATTCAGTTGGACTTGCAACAACAACATTTGAGTTAGAAGAAAATCAATCGTCATTTTTTGGAATTGATTTTGATTATTCAGGATTTTTTGGTGACTTAAAGATACAGGTTGGTAAGAAAGAGGAAAGTGGAACTTATAAAATAATAAAGGAGTGGCAATACCCGAAAGGGGCAGGTCATGTGTCAATACCTGCTAGTGAAATNCCACAGGGGAATAAAGGAGAATACAGGATAACGATATATGAAGGGGATACAATTATTAATCAGTATCCATATACTTTGAATGTGGATGAAAAAGACCCATATTGTGAAATAAATTATCCGGTAAATGGTCAAAGTTATGACTATTTACCAAATGTGAATATAAGATATTATGATATGGGAAAATTATATATATATATAAACGGGGAGATGTATAAGCAGATACAGACAAAAGATAGAGAGGGAATAGAAGTAATAGATGGGAAAAATGATTTATTTGATATAGGTATGAATACTGTATCGGTTAAGGATAGTGATGGACAAGTTGTGGCAACTGTGCAGTATGAGGTATTGAGAGAAGGTCCGGATCCTAATGAGGAATTTCTTGAATATGAGCCTGAGAATTGGGTTAAGGAAATATTTAATAAAATAATGGATGAGTATTCGTTGTTTTTTGAGTATGTACGGGGTATATATGGATTTTTGCCAGTTGAAATAGTTGGGCTTGTAGTAATTATAATGATGCTTGCAGTAGTGCTCTGGTTTACAGGGAGGAAATAAGGTATGGAATATATTAAGTTTATAGGTGAAACAATGGGGAAAATATGGAATATGTTTATGAGTATACCTTCACCTTTGGAAGGTGTATCGTTAGGTTATATTAGATTGGGTTTGATATTGTTATCTGTGATGATGTCAGGGATAGTATTGAGTATTGAAATACCAAAAAGAAGAGAGGGGGACGAAATAAAAAATGACAGAACTTGAAGTATTGTTAGAAATATTGGGAATATATCAAATGGTAACGGGTGAAAGTGGTACTATGCCTGAAGATATAGAATTACAAACTCAAACTTTGTTGGAGGTAAAAGAAACAATGTTGCAAATACAAGAGCAGAATACTAAAATGTATATAACAGTAGGGTTAATACAGGCTGTGTTATTTGCGACATGTGTTATAACTTTGGTTAGGGGGTGGCTCTATGGGGGCAGGAATTAATTTTTTGGACCATGTGATTGGTATAGTGCCAGAGGGATGGGAGCCTTTGCGTTATCAGTGTGCATTTACGTTGGTCTTGGTGGTAATTGATTACGTATTTCGGTTAATCAATCTACCATTTAAGATAGGAAGAAGAAGGTCATAGAAGGGAGGAAAGGAGGTATGGAAACTATGTTTTCGGATTTCATCACAAACGCAACAGAACTCATTACTGCTATATTGGGATGGGTTCCTGACATCGGAGAACTCCTGCTGACAGTGCCGATACTTGCCCTTAGTGTCGTGTTCTGGATAGTCGGGAAGTGTACAGGAATTTTTGGTTCGCTTCTGGGTAAGGCATAATGTTCCCTGTACCGTTTTCGGATTTGGTTATGTACAGTAGCATAATAATGGGAAGCATACTAGAATATATTATTGAAGTTTGTACTATTATGTGGGCTGACCCATTAATGCTATTGGCCCTGGGTATATGCCTAGTGGTAGGGATGGTAAATTTAATTAAGGGTCTGCTTTGGGCGTGATTAGTTTCGCGCCCTTTGCAGTTGTAGGAGGGAGATAATGATACGTGTTATATTGATATTGTTATTAGTTAGGTATATATATGTACGTTTTATCAGAAAAGAGAAGTTGCGGACCGGAATTGATATAGTAATGGGTTTGCCAGGGGCGGGCAAGACGACATATGCAGCATATCTGGCAAAAAGGCATATAAAGGCTGGTTATCCTGTTTACAGTAACGTTCCAATAAATGGGGCAAGGGAATTTGATGTGGACCGGGATGCGTTAGTATATATGATAGAGAATGCTCTAATAATCATAGATGAAGCGGGTATTGAACACGATAATAGAGCATGGCAAAGTTTTAAAGCAAGATACACAAAGTTTTATAAATTGCATAGGCATTATCATTTGCGTATTGTATTGTTCTCTCAACATTACGAAGATATAGATAAGAAGATTAAAACGATAACGGAGAATATATGCGTGGTTACTCGTGCTTTTGTAAAGTATTTTATAAGGGTTAAAAAAATAAGGTCATATATAGAGATAAATGAAGAGGGCCAGATTGTATTAAAATATGATTGGGTGCCGCGTATATTGGGGGGCGTTAAATGGCATTTTGCACCTGCTGTCTGGGGAACGTTCGACTCATGGTCGCATGAGGAATTGCCTGAAAGGGAATGGAATGTTTATCAGGTAGATAGTAAAAAGGCTCGAAAAAGTGCAGGTAAAGATAAAAAGTATAAGTTAGGAAGGAAAAAGCATAAGTTACCACGTTCGATAAGGTTGAAATAAAGTAGAAGTACCTGGTACTTTTGTTTGGACCTGAGACCAGGTAGAAGTACCTGGTACTTTTGTTTAAGTTGATATTTGCCGGGCGGCCAGTGTTATTGTCGGGTCTGACCTGCTGGCTATGCCAGGTGTGGTGCATGGCCCCATGGCTATGGAAACATATGCCGAGAGGCTCGTAGTCAATGGTCGACCCAATAGAAAGACTATAGGCATGCCCATTGACAATGAGTAGCGGCATATGTTAGCCTGATATGGCAAAGCCATGTGCCACCTGGCGACCCGAGAGCAAGACCCGACTGGTTTTTTTCGCCCGCCCGCCCGGCCCTGCGGCGGGCGGGAATGAAATTGTTGACAGATTGAAATGTTTGAAATAGAATAAAGATACAAACCGGCATAATCTAACAAGCCGGTTTGCTATTAAAAAATTTAACCAGTCAGGGGGTTAAATAGATATGGATTTTAAGTATTCGGTGGATATGGTGCGGCTATTAGTAAAGCTCAGGCCATGGGAATTCCAACAAATATTTGATTATCAAGCAAGGATGCCGGATATATCATATTATATGTCAAATCGAGTAAAGGACTATCATTATAATATAATAGTAAAGAAGGAAAAATATAGTTATTGGATGGGGTATAAACACAACAGCAGTTGTGATAATAATGATTTTGTTTTGGAATATAACCCAAATAAAGTTCGCAATGATATACTTGTGGATTACATATTGAATAATTATTTTAATAAGGTTACATGTTATGATATTAGGTATTCGCCGAAGGTTTGTTCAGTTGATATTGCAGTTGATATTCCAATTAATATATTAAATTGTTTAGTGTTTAAACAGACAAAGGGGAGGTATTTGTTTTATTCGGGTAGTACAGGGCGGGCTGATGATTTTACTGTTTATATTGGTAAGGGCCCGGGAAGGGTTAAAATATATAATAAAGCATTGGAAAGCGGATTGAATTACGATTTAACAAGGTATGAGGTAAGTTTAAAGCTGGATAAACCTTTACAGTTAATAAGAAATGTAAAGGTAGAAGTTGAAACAAAACCTGTATTGAAAATAATTGATATGCAGTTAGGAATAGATGCAGAAACAAGGGCAACTTTAAACGGATTCCTGCAAGAACCATATTTAATAAATCAATTATCGCAGTACAAACGGAAAAAATATCGTGAAATGATAGATAATTGTGTAGATTTTAAACTTGATAATAAGGAAATAGAGAGAATAATAGTAGAATATATTGACAATAATATGGAATTGTTTTAATATAGAAGTATAAAATATATATAGGAGGTCGTGCCAATGTTAGTAACTGGTAAGGCAGAGTTTAGGCGGGTGAATGAAACATATTATTTTAGGGATGAAAAGGACAGGG